GCCCTCGATCGCGCCGTACATGTGGGCCATGAGCGTCTGCACCAGCGCGATGGCGGTGTTGGGGTTCTTGTCGTTCTTGATCAGGGACCAGACGCGGGGGAAGGCGTCCCCGCACAGTGCGCGCAGCAGCGGCAGGGCCTGGCCCACACCGATCTCGCCGTTGTCGATCAGCTCTGCGATCTGAAGCTGGCGCTCCAGCGTGTCCGGCGCGGTGATCACGATCGGCGGGGTGACGTCGTCAATGACGAACGGCGGCCATGCCTCGGCCGCCTCCTCGCCACCCATCGCCGCCGCCTCGGCCTGCATCTCGGCGAACTTGTACGTGGTGGCCGCCGCAGGACGCGCGGCGATCTTCTTCTTGTTGCCCATGCTGTTGCCCCGGTCTCTTGGTCTGGTGAGGAATGTTCCTCAGGTGGTCACTTGGCGGGCTTGGCGGGCTCCGGCTCGGCGGGCACGTTGGCCGTGAGGGAGTCGATGGCCTCCTCGGGGGACTTGCCGCCCTTGACCTTGTAGCCCGAGCCGTAGACGAGGTTGACGACCTCGGCCGGGTGGCTGACGAGGCAGTCCTGACCGTTCGGGTCGGTGAGGGTGACGGTCTTCGGTGCGCTCACGGGTGGATCTCCTCAGGAAGTCGTTGCCCCGGTGTTAGAGGTGAAGCAAGGCCTGGGACGGCCGAGACCGGGGCTGCTCGGCCGTCCCAGGGGATCAGAACTTCGCGCCCGCGTTCAGGGTCTTCTGGCCGGGGCCAGCGAGGACGTTCCGGACGGCGTAGCCGAGGACCGGGTCGACCGTCGCACGGACGGTGATCGGGTACTTGGTGACCTGGCCCTGGTTCCAGACCTCGTCACCGGCGGCGATGACCTGGGCACGCGGCATGATCTTGAACCGGTAGCGCCGCCCGGTGCCAGCACCGTCGACCGCCATGAAGATCAGGCGGGCGTAGGCGAGGGTCGTGGTGATCGGCTTGGAGTACGCGACCTCGCCGGTGGTCACGTCGGCCGTCACGGCGGACAGGTCCACGAAGTCCATCATCTCCAGGGCGGCCTTGGTGGTCTCCTGGAGCGTGAACTGCGCGCTGGTGACGTTCTTGGTGATGTCGGTCCGGGTCGGCTCGTTGTAGCCCCACGACTCCTCGTCGTCGGTGCTCATGTCCCGGCTGAAGGTCACGCCTTCGCCCTTGGTCACCAGACCGAGGCGGGTGTAGAGCGTGGTGTCGAGCTGGACGAGGTCCGACGTCGTCGCCGTGGTGAAGGCGGCCGGGATCGCCGTCGACATTGCGGCCTTGAAGATGATCCCGCCCAGCGCCTTGAACTGGTTGGCGGGGTTGTTGAGCGCAAGCTCGGCTTCGTAGGTGGTTGCCACCACGGATGGTTTCCTCTCTCAGGGGGTGTCAGTTCCTTGCGCCCCGGTCATGGCCGAAACTGCCGCCGCCAGCCGAGCTGGTACGTCGAGACGATCCGCCGGTCGTCAGGATAGACATCGGGGACCTCTTGTTCGCCCACGTAGATGCGTGCCTCGTCCACCAGGACGCCGTTCACTTCGGTGCAGGGCGACGTGAGGATCCGGACCTGGACGGCCTGCGCGAGGTCAGCGGCGGCCGGGTAGGTCGGGCCGTAGCACTGGACCTGGACGATCGGCCGGTCGGTGACGTCGTCCTCGTCGGGGGAGCCGCCGACACGGCGGACCACGATCAAGGGCGTCGCCGGGTCGAAGTTCGCGGGCACCGACGCGCGGACGGTGCCGACGTCCTCCAGCATGTCCATGACGACGACGGTGGCGTTCGGGTAGGCCATCGACTCCAGCGTGGGCATCAGCGACCAGCCTCCATGGCGGCCTTGACCGCCTCCAGGTACGCGGTCCGGCTCGGCCAGGTGGCGGCGGCGGCGTAGGGGACGTCGAAGACCACGGACAGCACCATGCGGTCGTGGTGGGTCTGCATGCCCAGGTCGCCGTTCTCGACGTGCCCGGACGCCGCGAGTCGTCCGGTGCGACGCGGCGCGAGGGCGGCCCCCACGGCAACGCCGAGGTGTGCCCGGCGCTCCAGCTCGGCGCGCAGCTCGGGGGAGCTGCGGAGGTAGGCACCGGTGCCGACGTGGTCGGGCGTGTACTTCATCAGGTCACCCGCTCCAGCACGACCTGCATCCCCGGCTGCCAGCCGGTGAACGGGTCGGTCCAGTCCTTGGGCAGGGCCTGGACCTGATAGACGAGCGTCCCCAACTTGACCCGGTCGGTGGGCAGGATGTCGCTGGCGTGCGGGACGAGCACCACGCGCCGATCGGTGACGGCCGAGTCGACCTCGGTCGAGTCCTGCGGGTAGTCGATGCACCCGGCGATGTCGTGGTGGTCGGTGTACGTGGCGTCGTTGAACCGGTCGAAGGTGGCGCGCTGGACGGTGATCGTGACGCCGCCATGCGACAGGGGGAGGGTCACCAGCGGCCCCACAGCAACCGAAGCTGCTCAGGGGTGTAGTAACCCACCGGGTCGGTGTCCAGGGGCGCAGCGGGGCCCTGGGGGGCGGGGACGGCCACTCTGAAGGTGCCGATGCCCAGCGATCCGTTGACGTCGGTCAGCAGCGACTTGACCTGCTCGGGGTCGAAGTAGATCTCGTTGCGCGCGGCGGTCGCGTGCAGGGACCGGCTGAAGGGGCCCGTCGCCTGCTGCGTGACGCCCGACGGGTTGCGGTAGACCCGCAGGACGGCCTCCACGCACATGCCGCCGGGGAGGTCGGGGTCGACGGTCCCGGCGGCGATCCGGGCGGGCAGGCTCGGAACCAGCGCGGTCAGCCGGGCGGACGCCTGCTTCAGCAGTGCGTCGATGCGGGGCTGGGCCTCGTCCGGCATCGGCAGCTCGTACATCGCCTTGACGTCGTCCCAGGTGGCATAGATGGCCATGGAGAGCAATCCTTCCCGAGACGCGGCGTCGCCCGCCCAGGAGTCGAACCTGAGACCCGCCCCCACATCAGGGGGTGCTCCACCATTGAGCTACAGGGCGTGAGCCCGGCGACCGGATTGCTCCGGCCGCCGGGCGTCGATCACTTCGCTGGTGCCTTGTCCTCCGGCTTCGCTGCCGCGCGCTTCGCCGGGGCCTTGGCCCACAGGTCTTCGCGGTCAGCGGGCCAGGACTCGGCCAGCTTGCTCTCTGCCCACTCGGGCAGATCGCTGTCGGGACCGAAGACGTGGGCCTCGCCCTGGTCGTCGGTCAGGTGGACGGTCGTTGCGAGCTTGGCTGCCATCAGGCGACCGTAGCGACCATCAGGTAGTTCGGGTTCTCGATGACCGGCATACCGACAGCGTCCACGAAGGTGTACTGGCGGTAGGGCGGACCCTGCTTCTCGACCACGCCGACGATGCCGGGCGCGTCCTCGAAGGACAGGTCGGACTCGGAGCTGTTGACCAGCTCCAGGGCCGTCGCGGAGACACCCCACGCCGTGTACCCGAGGGGCTGGCCCTCCGGCGGCAGGAAGATGACCTTGTTGGACGGCAGCACGCGGGTGCTGGTGCCGTCCACGTCCACCGAGCTGTCGTAGATCAGCTCGATGGGCGGCAGCGTGTAGGAGTCCAGGCTCTGCGCGACCTGCTCACGGGTGAGCAGGCTGGCGGTGCCGAGGAGCGACCCGTGCTGCTGGGCCAGCTTGGTGTTGGCCACCATCTTCTGCACCGTCGAGCGGGACAGGATCATCCCGCCGGGCAGGAACCCGTTGAGGTCCAGGTAGGCCTGCACCCAGGTGTTCAGGTCGGCGATGATGTCCGCCGTCGCCGTGGTGCTCCACAGGGTGGAGGCCGTGACGAAGTTCCCGGCGGGCACCTGGAAGTCGGCCTCCATGTACAGGCCGCCTTCACCGGCGAGCGTGAACTTGCCGTCGGTGAGCACGTCACCACGGGCCAGCTCCATGCGGCGGCGGACGTTGCCCGTGAGCAGCGTCGCGTCGTCGTAGATCGCGTTCATCAGGGCGGCGTTGTTCGTGCCCTGGGTCCGCGAGAACTGGAGCTGCAGGCGCTCGTACTCACCCATGTGGATGCTGTCGCTCAGGGGCGGCAGACCCACGGACGACGTCTGGTAGACGTCCCGGCGGGCGACGTGGATCGGACCGTCGAAGACGCGGAACCGCGCGGTGCGGCCGGTCTTGGTCAGGGTGCCGATGTCGACCTTGTTGTCCAGGATCATCCGGTCAGGGAGGACCCGGTCCAGCACCAGGTTCTGCTGGAGCGGGACGTTCCGCGTGAAGACGGTCAGGTCATCCGGGGAGACCGGAGCCTCGTAGAAGATCGCCATGGCTCAGGCCGCCCAGAGGATGAGGTTGAGGGCGGTCTTCGCCGCCGCGTCTGCGAAGCCACCGGCCGCCGCGTTGCCCGAGGTGTAGGGCAGCTTGGTCGAGTCGACCACGCCGTGCGCGAGGACAGCGACACCGATCTTGGTCCGGTTGGTCCCACCGATGAGGCGGGTCACCGGCACCGAGGCCCGGAGGAGGCCGAAGGGCGTACCCGTGCCGTTGGCACCGGCCGCGATGTAGGGCACCAGCAGGTTCGTGCTCGTGTTCTTGGCGAGCACGAGACCGGACTTGATGTAGCCCTCGGGGTAGATCTGCGCTGCGTTGAGCGCAGACACGTCGAGCGTCCCGGACCGGACGAAGCCACCTTCGGGCGGAGTGAGGTCCCACTCCAGGTTCTCGAAGGAGAACGCCTGGTTCGGGGACAACTGGAAGTCGGTCATATCCGACGGTGTCCCTTCAGGTCAGAAGAAGAAGATGTCCCTGGCGTCAGGACGAGCTGTTGGCCTTCTGGCCAAACCGCCGCTGTGCTTCCAGCAGGCCAGCTTCGCCCTTGCGGAGCGCGCTCTCCTGCGTTCTTCCCTGACCGAAGCCAGTGCGTGCCCGGCTCTCCCGGCTGCCCTTCGCGGGCGCAAGCGCGGCGATCTTCCGAGCGATCTTCTCCTCGTCCGGGTCACCGTCGTCGGTGGCGTACCGGGTGAGGTCAAGATCTTCGAGGAGGGACTGTAGCGCCTCGTCGGTCAGCAGACCCTTGGCGGCGCTCTTGAACTCGGCCTTCACTGCGAGGGGTACGGCCTTGCTCATGGCCTCGTGGTAGGCCTCCAGGCGAGCCTCTTCCAGCTCGCGCTCGCGGTCGGTCTGCGACTCGCGGGCCAGCAGGTCGAACTGCTCGGCCTTGGACTTCAGCGTGTCGTAGTCCCGGTACTTCGCCCGCTCGGAGTTGAGGCGGCGCGAGATCCGCTTGTCGAACTCCTCCTGGGAGGTGATGGGCGCGAACTCTCCGCTGCCCGATCCTGCGTCGTCGGCGGCCCCGCCGGTTCCACCCCCGCCGCCATCATCGGCGTTGCGCAGGAAGCCCCGGTTGCGTCGGCTGGCCAGCGTTTTCATGTGCATGTGGTGGATTCCCCATCCCGTAAGCCCGTCGGCGCGCCCGCGCGGTGCGAGCTGCGACAGACCATAGGTCAGGTGAGGAATGTTCCTCACGTATGCGGACGAAGCGGCCCCTCAGGGCGAGTGGGTCAGGCGACGCCGAGGGCGGTGAGGTTCCGCAGCGTCAGCGCCCCGTAGTCCACGGTGCCGGTGGTGCCAGCGGCCAGCGCCGTGGTCGCCAACTCGACCCGCAGCGCCGCCGGGGCTGGGGTGGGCACGGTGAACGTGTAGTCGATGAGCCCACGGGTGAACGGCCGGGCGAAGGTCCGCGAGCCCAGTGCCGTCCCACTGGAGGACAGGGTGATCGCCCCGGACATCCCGGTGCCGACGGTGATGAGCCCGGAGAAGCGCAGCACGTCCCCGGCGACGAAGCCGCTGCTCACGTCCTGATAGAGCTGCACCTTGCCGGTGGCGGCGTTCAGCCCGGTGCGCTGCATGGTGCCGCCAGGCACCGCCGCGTCGTTGACGATGGAGAAGGTCCAGGTGCCCGCGTCGGGCCCCCAGTTCTGCCCCCAGGACTCGGCCTGCCCGTCGGCGTTGGTGTCCTTCATCAGCCCGTTGGTGAGCAGGTTGGTGGGGTCGGCGGTGGTGACGGCGAATGGCTGCTTGGCGGGCAGCAGGGTGTTGATCGCGTTGGCGAGCA